GACGCGCTGCAGACGGATCACGAAAAGCTCTTCTGCAGCTTTCCCTCGCAGCAGCAATTGCGCTCCATCCTCGACGGCGACGGGCTCTTCTTCCAAAAGAACACGTGCGTGCTCCTCCCTAATCACCGCGTGCTCAACCTGAAGAAGGGCTCAGCGCCCCTGGCAGATCATTACAGGATCATCAACGCATGGGATAAGCTTAGCTCATCTGTTGATGAAGAGCTCGGCTTCGATTATGAGTATGACAATGTTTAAGAAGGGCGATCTGGTATATTTCCGTGACTATCCGGATTACCTGAACAGAGATGTGTATGACGAGGGATACGGGATATTCCTCGGGCTCATCAGGAACGCCGCTCGCCTGGGCGACGGCTGGTCAAGCCGCCTGATGGTGGAAGGTGGAGAGATCGAGGTGTTTGAAGATGATGTGACAATCATTCAGCCCGCAGCGGGCGACAGGCTCGGCGAGGCGCGTCGCCTCGCGTCGCAGGCGCGGGCGGATCGCCGGGCGAAGTGGTGCAGTTGAATAAAGCGCGCGTATGATGATAGATATATAAGAAATAGTGAGGATGCAGTGGAAGAGAAATCTGAAAGATTTAAAAAGGTGAAAGCTGCTATCAAGAAGAGAGATATCAGCGACGTTAGTTGGGAACTGCTGGCCGTGTGCATCGACGACCTCGAAGCAACAGGGCAGACGATGCTGGGCAAAACAGCGCTGATGGAACTGATGCGCGTGATCTCCGTTCAGAAAGGGAACGACCACATGGCCGATCGGATGGAAAAGGTATCAGAACTGCGCGACTGGCTGAAGAAGGCGGGCTGATGAAAGAGCGTAAGTATCAGCTGATCGGATTGGCCTCTCTCTTCGGCGTCAAGCGGAGTGCCGATGTTCTGAAGATCATCAAGGAGGGATGTCGCGAGGTGCTCGGAATATCTGATGCCGACTTCGACGCGGCATTCACACAGCGCCCGAAGGTGACGAAAGCGTGGGCCGACGGCAAACCACATCCCGGTTATAGCAGTGGAGGCGAAGGGAAGAGCGGTCGTCAGTGGTGCGCTCCACTCGCTGACGCGCTGGTTCCGCAGTGGTATGCGACACGCGATGCCGAGTGGTTATACAGCCATCCCCATTATTTTTGGGAAGGTCTGGCCTGCAGTTGGAACGCATCAGCGCCGTTCATCACAATGAACATCGCCCTTGAACTGAAGTATCCGCGTGCCGAGAATAAGCAGGGCGGGGAACGGGGCGGCGTCGTCATTCCGATTGAGAAGCACGAGTGGAACATCCTTGATTGGGGCGCCGGATGCGGCCTGACGACGCTTCTTCTTGCTGCAAACTTTAGTTCATCGGTCGTGTATTACAACGAAACAAACGCCGAGCAGGTCGCGCTGTTCGAGTGGCTGCTCCGTCGCAGCGGCCTCAAGAACGTGCGTCGCATCGACACGGTCGACGACGTCCCACCGCTGGATATGCTGGTCGCCATTGAGATCGTCGAGCACTTTCAGAAACCGATCCAAGCGATACGCCCGTTGGCAGCGAAGGTGAAACCGGGCGGAATGATTGCGCACAGCAGCTATTGGGAAGCGGAGACGAAGATGCCAACGCTGGGGCACTTCCTCGAATACGACTTCGGATGGGGGCCTGTTTCAGTTGGGGAGCGACGTGCTGCTTACACTGCCTGGAGGCGGGCGATGGATGCTGAAGGCTACGATTTCCTCGACCTTGTTCCATTTCAGAAGCGACCGCGTTTCTGGAGGAAGCGCCCTCCGGTGGAGGGCGTCAAGTGAATACCTACTACAAGCGCAAGCGGCATTCCGACGGTGAGCGCCTGAACAAATACAGCGACCTCCACTGGACACCGACTGATATAGCGCATCGGATTGTTGAGCACTTCAGCCCAAGCGGCCTTGTCCTCGAACCTGCAGCAGCACCGGGCGAGGGCGGCTATATTAGCCATCCCGCCTTCACCGACTGGTGCGAGGTGCGCAGTGGCCGCGACTTCTTCGATTGGGAAGAGCACGCCGACTGGATCATCACCAATCCGCCCTTCAGCATCCTCGCCCAATTCACGGAGCACGCGATGCGGCATAGCGACAACATCGTCTTCGGGCCAGTCAAGATGGACGCGTTGGGCAGCGGTCGCAAACGTTGGCAGATGCCCACCGACCTGGGCTTCCATCTCAGGGAAGTGATCATTCTTCCCAAGCTGCCGCCACCGATGCCGCAGACAGGCTTTCAATACTTTGCGCTTCACTGGTCGAAGGAACCGGGCGACACCAGATGGACGGATTGGCGCCCATGAACATCAAAGACGTCGTCTCAGATCCCGTGCTCTTCTGCTCTCGTCTCACCATCGTCGACAAGCGGGGACGACCTGTTAAACTCCGCCTCCGAACAGAGCAGATCGAGATCATCGCCGCACTGGCAGCGGGGGACGACACGCTGATCCTGAAGGCACGCCAGATCGGCAGCACAACAGCAGTCGCTGCCTACTTCTTCTGGAAGTGGTTCACAGCGCCCGATCCTCAGACATACGTCTCTCTCAGCCACAAGCTGGCATCAGCGAAGCACATCCTCGACATTCAGCGTCGCTTCTACGCATCCCTTCCCCGAGCGCTGCAGCGTCCCCTCAGCACAGACAACACGACGACCATGACGCTGGCTGATAGCGGTGCGACGCTGATGGCAGCCTCAGCGGAGGGCAAGGGCGGGCTGCGCTCCTTCACGGCCACCGGCCTGCACATCTCGGAGTTCGCGTTCACGCCCGATGCCGATGAGCTGAAGGCGACAGCGATCGCGGCCCTGAACGGCGGCCAGCTCTGCATCGAGAGCACCGCGAACCACTGGGGCGATCCGCTCCACCGAGAGATCGAGCTCTGGGATGCGGAGCAGGTCGACTGGAACTTCCTCTTCTTCCCCTGGACGGCGCACGCTGACTACACCGAGGCGCCACCTCCCGACTTCGAGCCCGATGCCGACCTCGATCTGACGCCGGGCCAGCAGTTCTGGATGGCGAAGATGATGGGCAAGCTGGGGCAGAGCAAGTTCCGCCGCGAGTATCCCCTCTCAGTGGATGACGCCTACGCCCAGACAGACAGCGCGTGGATACCTGCCCAGATGCTCAAGGACATCCAGACAGTGAAGCTGGAGGCCGAGGGCGGACAGCTGGCGAAGCTGGATCACAACGACCGATACGCGATCGGCGTCGACACGGGCGCAGGCACGGGCGGCGACTACAGCACCTGCGTGGTCGTCAGCGTCAGCAGCGGACAAGTGGTCGATGTCCGTCGCTCCAATCAGCACACGCCGACCGAGTGGGCCGCAGTCGTCGCCGATCGCAGCTCCTACTGGAAGGGCGCGAAGGTGCTGACAGAGAGCAACGGCACGTGGGGCGGTGTGATCATCACCGAGCTGAAGCACATGGGCATTCCGCTCTGGAAGGACGATGAGGGCTGCGACTGGACGACCAACGCGGCCAACAAGCCCCGCATGCTGGAGGAGCTGAAGGACAGGCTGGGGACGGCGGCGCTGACCGTGCTGGACAGCTGGACGGTGGGCGAGCTCCGTGCCTTCAAGGTCGACGACCGCGGCCGCCCGTTCTGCCCAAGCGGCGGTGTGCATCACGGCGACACGGTCATCGCGCTCGCCCTGGCGCTGCAGTGCGCGAAGCGTGTGTCAGTGCCCGACCGGCCCTTCCTTCCCGAGTGGATCATCCACAAGCGGATCGCGACTGCACGAAGTCGGGGCGCGATGAAAGAAATGCGCAGATACTGAACATTTATGCTCAGATAGGAGATAGTTATCGCTATGGCAAGAACCGAAAAAGACAGGATCCAGTTCATCAGGGCTGCATTGCAGCAGCACACTGACTATTGGGATGAGCAGCGTCCGCAGATGCGCCGCTACCGCAACGCCTACATGACCAAGTTCTACGAGGATATGGATAGCACGACCGCTGACAGCTCCATCCGCGTGGAGACAGCTGACGCCTACGCCGCCATCGAGAGCCTGATGGGCTCCCTCTTCACCAAGTATCCGGGCGTGGAGATCGGCCCTGACATCAGCGGAAAGGGAGACATCGCATTCACGAAGGCCGTGACCAACTCGTGGCTGAAGAGCGCGCGGTCGCAGCTTGAGAACGCTGCACGCATGGCCCTGATCTACACGAACTCCTTCCTCAAGCTGGCGCCCCGTGAGAGCACGACGCTGCTCGGCAAGGTGGCGATGCGCGCCGTTCCGCCGTGGCAGGTGATCCTCGACCGCGACGCTGCCGCCTGGGAGGACAGTCGCTTCATCGGCCACGTCTACTACATCAGCGTCGACGAGGCCACCGAGAAGTTCGGCGCCAAGAAGTGGCACGGCGTCGCTCAGAAGGATTACTTCACCGACTACGAGCGCAACACCGACCGCAGCTACCGCTCCTACGGCGATGGGCCCGACCTTCCCAATGAATACCTCTACGTCGAGATTGTGGAGATGTATGACTTCCTGAACAAGGAGCTCCTGTTCTGGTCGTCTCAGTGGAAGTCGGGCGAGGAGCTGCTCAGCAAGGACGCGGTTCCTGTCACCACCTTCGACGGCCGCCCGGTCAGCAACATCATTCCCTTCTACTTCAGCCGTCGGCCTGATCGCCCGATGGAAGGCTACTCCGCCATGGCCCGTATCTATGATCAGTGTTTCGAGAAGAACATACTACGCACCTTCTGGGCCAACGCGGTGCGACGTGACAGCCGCCAGTTCATCTACAAGGAGGGCGCCTTCGATGAGGAGGCGCTGGCGAAGATCACGTCCGGCGTGGATGGGGCGATGGTGCCAACAGACAACGACACACTTACAGGCTTGATCGACGTCGTCCCTGTTGTCCCAATCAGCTCCAACCACGCCGCTTACCTCAACTACATCGAGGCCGATCTGAACAAGGGCTCGCTCACGGCAGGCTTCACGCGCGGCGAGGCCTCCAAGGCGACTGCCACTGAGATCAGCGCTCTGATGCAATACACGGCATCCGAGCTAGGCAAGATGGCCCGCGACCGCGACGGCACAATCGAGGCTGTCGCTGCCCTCTACGTCCGCATGCTCATTCCGCTGATCGACGACGGTGACACAGTGGTCGTCTCCACTGAGGAGGGCGCCAAGGTCGCCACGGTCGCGAAGCTCGACGCTGACTGGGAGTTCTACGCCACTGACAGCGCAGGGACACCGCTCACCGACATGGTGCGGAAGCAGCAGCTGGTTCAGCTCCTTCCTGCTCTGGCTCAGCTGGGCGTGCCACCTGAGGAGATCAAGAGCGAGATCGTCCGCCTCTACGACCTCCCTGAAAGCTTCCTCAACAGCCCCCCCGCAGCGGGCGGCGTCGGCCCATCAGCCTCTGAGACGACGACCGCACCTGCTGCACCGAAGGGCGAGCTCACTGAAGCTGCTGTCTCAGACGTCATCGGTGGTGCATAGTGCCCCTCTACGATGCTGTCTGCCCGGCACACGGCACCTTCGAGGCGCTCGCCAAGTGGGATGCGACGATCACCTGCAAGCAGTGCGGTGCCGAGAGCAAGCGCATGGTGTCAGTGCCTGCCAAGACGGCCACACTGTGGAACAGCGGCTGGAACTCGGGCCTCGAGGGCAGCGGCTTCTACTCCTACTCAGCAGGCCAGCACGTGGGCAACAAGCGCGAGGAAGAGGCGATCATGACCAGCCGAGGCTTTGTCAATGAGAAAGATCTGGGCGGTGAAAACTTCTATAATGACTACATGACCGAGAAGAAGAACGAGCGCGACGCTCTTGACGCGACTGCCAAGACGTATCGCGATAACCTGGCTAAGTTCGAGGGGGACAAGATCCGAGCTGTTTCGGAGACGTTCCCGGCGCACGAGATGCTGAAGCAAGCGCACGAGTATGACCAAACACACGGAGATGCATGATGACACCAGACGAGAAAGGGGAGATGGAGAAGATGCGCGCTGACGCGATGATGCGCCAGGGCGAGGTCGAGGCAGCTGAGGACGAGATGTATGCGTCCGCGTCGCCCAAGGGCAAGTTCAGCGGCAAGGCAGCGAACGCCCTCGTGGAGGCGACCAACCGCCTCCTGCCGCTGTTCGGCATCGAGGACAAGTATGACCGCTTCGGTGGTGGGACAATGACATCCCTGCCGCCCGAGTTCATGCGCATCCTCACCATGTTCAGCAAGGCGATCAGCGACGCGATCGGGGAGGGCGTCCTCCCTGAGGATGCGACGGTCGACCTGACTGTGATCACCGACGACAGCGGCCTTCAGGGCCTCGCTGGTCGCCTCGGCATGGCAGCAAAGGCTCCCGGCTTCAAGCGCTTCCTGCTGAAGAAGACGAAGGAGACGCCCGAAGCCGATGAGGCAGAAGAGATGTCCGAGGAGATGGGCTCTGACGACACCGATAAACTAATGATGGAGAGAATGTAAGACATGTCAGACAACGCAGCCACGCCCTCAGGGGCACCTGCACAGAATATCGCCGACCACAGCGGTTCCGTGCAGGAGACAATTTCTACAGGAACCAATGGTGCAATAGGGGCAGGGGAAATAAATGCAACCGACAGCACGGCAGGTGGCACAGACGACGATTATGATCTGTCGCTGGATGAGCTTGTGGGGGCCGACTACGACGACCATCCCGAGCTGAAGGGCGGGCACAAGGGCCTGCCCGACTACAAGAAGATCCTGGAGCACCTGCCTGAGAACGGGCGCAAGCTCCTCGGCAACCTCAGGGCGTCCTACACACAGAAGACGCAGGAGATCTCAGAACTGCGCAAGGCGCTCGAGGCGGAGCGTGCCCAGCTGGAGCGCGACCGCAAGCTGATGACCGAGAGCGAGTTCGCGCAGGCAGTGAGAGCGCAGGCTGAGCGACCACTGGAGCACGATGCCTGGTCAGACGAGGGGCTCCAGGAGCGGATCAACAAGCAGGCTGCGCAGATGATGCAGCAGATGCTCACGCCCCTCCAGCAGGATCTGGAGGCGCAGCGTCGCCAGGTCGCCTTGGACAGCTTCAAGCAGCAGCATCCTGACCTCACATCTGACGAGATCCGCATGCCTGTCGCTAAGTTGCTGATGGAGCGCCCGGAGCTGAAGCTGGAGGACGCCTACTTCATCGTCAAGGGGCAGGTGTCACGGCAGCAGAGCGAGGCGGTCAGAACTGCGCAGCGCGAGACGCTGAAGAAGACGAGCACCGGCAACGCTGTCCGCAATGCCGCACCGCCCAAGTTCAAGGACGCCTGGTCAGCCTA